AGAATCTTCTGTTAAAATATTTTTTGGAAATGTAAAAATTCTAGGATTTTCATATAATTTTGTTCCAGCACTAAAAGAAGTGCCAGAAATACCATTAAATTCTCTTTCAACTCTTATTCTAGAAGAATTTCTATCAAAATTTAGTACTTTTACTTGTTCATTTCCGATTTTATAAATGTCATTTTCATTAATTGAATCAAATAAAGATGCATTTTGAGAATAACTAGAATAAATGTTAAAGTAAGTTACTATTCCAGTAGTTCCAGTTGTACCAATACCTGTTGCAAGAACTAATTCCTTTGGATTCACATTTATATCAGTAACAAAATTATTATTCCTTTTTCTATTGTAAATTTTTACAGTAGTATTATTTGATAAATTGTGAGGAATAGATGAAATTGCAATGATAGAATTGGTAGAAAATCTACTAATTTCCACATTAGTAATGGTAGAAGAAGCTGATCCAATACTTGAAACTTCAGTTCCTCCAATAGATGAAACTCTTGCTAAAGCACGATTATTTCCAGTGGAATCATCTCCAAAAATTATTTTATCTCCGACTTTATATCCATAACCACCATCATATATTTCAATATCAGTTACCTTTCCAGCATTTACTCTATTAACATAAGAAATAATATCAATTTCATCACTTGGATTAAAGATATTTTCATATTCTCCATAAGTATTAGAAACATTATATGGAGTTATATTTCTCAATAAATCATAGTTGCTAATATTATCGACAGATTCTCTTCTAGTTCTATCAGATAAAAATGTGTCTTGATTTATTTTTTTATCATAATTAAACTCAATTGGCTTAGATTTAAATGAATCTCCTATAAAATATGGGAAAACAGGTAATTTATAATTTTTAAATTTTTTCGGATCATTTTCACCAATAGTAGAAAAATAAGCATAAACTCCATTTGGATATTCTGGAGTAACGCAAAATCTTCCATTATGAATATCTAAATCTCCATCATCAAAATGCTGATAATCTTCAACAAAAAATCCATCTGGATAATCTGGTCTATTATCCCGACTCACAATTTTATATCCACTTTTTATTCTTCTTACTCCACCACTTCCATTTATATTTGAAAACCCATATGGACCATAAATTGGATTACCATCATAAGCCCAACCAATTATTGGTGAGTGATATTTTGATTCTATTTCTTTTCCGGAAGAATCTAGTATTAAATCTGGATTGAAAATAGTTCTCCCATTAATGACTTTCCTATTATAGATTAATTGTCTAAATTTTCTAGGAGCATATAAATGAGTATATTGTAATAGTCCATTTATTCTAGAAAATGAAAGTTCACTGGAAGAATCTTGATGAATAAAACCATCATCATCGTAAATCTGTGAAGAATTATTTTCAAAATTTCTAGCAACCTCATTAATAGTCCATTTTTTAATATTTGCAAAGAATTTTGCTCCAGATCCTGCAGGAATCAAATCAATATCAGTATTTTTCGGATATCCAAATCCTTTATTTTTAATAATAACATCAGTTAGAATGCCGTTTGTAATAACTGGGACTAATTGTGCCCCATCAGCATTACTAGCACCATTGGTGTTTATTACTAAATCGGGAACAGAGGTATATCCACTACCACCATTTTCAATTATAATTCCACGTATTTCTCCATTTATAATTATTGGTTTTACTGATGCATTTTGCCCACTATTTGCTACAATAAGTGGCTGTCTATTGTAATTTAAAATGTTTTCTGATCCATAATTACTTCCATTATTTTCTAAAAATACGTCTTTAATTTCTCCTTTAACGGATAACGATACTTCAGGAGGAACAGAAGTTAAATTTTTAGAAGATGAAGATACTGTTATTGAAATATCAGGATATTTAAATATTTGCTTTCCAGTACCAATATCAGTCAGATTTACATATTCTTTATTTTCATAAAAATAATCTTTTTCTGTAGATCCGCTTCCAATATTTGATAATTTAAATTTTTCATTACTTATCTTAGTAACATAATATGATCCAGTAGTTAATCCTGCTATTACAGTTCCTTCAGAATCATAATTGATTATTTCTTTATTTAAAAATCCATGATTTTTTATGTTAATAGTATTTTCATAAAAATCTATCGGATTTTCTGCAGTTTCAGATGTATAACTTACCTTTCTATTCGTATAATCATCTGCAGAATCAATTATTTCAAATTTTCCAATTCTTTTCTTTTTTTGTATGGACTCAAAAGTGTGTAAATTATCACCATAACTCGTTAGATCTATGGGATTTGTATTGGATTTTGAATCTAGTGATGTCTTATGTAAAGAAAATGTAGTGTTGGATTGTCTTCCAATATAGTAAATGGATTTATCTACAAGTCCACCAATATTAGTTTGCTTATTAGTTAGATATATTACTTTTTCACCAGACTCAAAATTATGATTTTCATTCGCAATGATAATATTTGAAGATAATCCAACATTATTTTCATTAGATGAATTTATTTGTACTGTATGAGTATATGTTTCCATTACTGGAATAATATTACATCCAGAACCATTTCCACCAGAAACTGTTACTATAGGAGTTTCAGTATAATTAAATCCTCCACTTATAACTTTAACATCTTGTATTGATCCAGATACAATAAAGTTTCCAGTAGCACCAACTCCATACTGAGTTTCCCCTATCGTATCAGAAATTACTAGATTTGGTGGATTAATTACATCATAGTTACTTCCAGGGCTAAGAATGGAAATATTTTCAATTGAACCATAAAAAACACTATTTTTTGACTTGTAATTTAAAATTTCAACTCCATTTTTGAGAATACCAAGCTTTCCTGGAATAGTCGTGTGAGTTTCAATATCATTTACTGGATCTGAAATTAATTTTACTAATTTCCTATCCTTAAGTATAAATGGATTATTTACATTTAAAATTCTTTCAATATCAAAAAAGTCAGAGTAATATAAAGTATTATTAGTTACATTTCCATATATTTCTAAATGAACATTGTTAAATACATTACTCAAACTATTTGATAATCTAATATGTGTATTATCTACAACCGTTACAAAATATCTACCGTTTTGAATATTTAATCGATTTGATGCATTCTCTTTATAAATTACAGCATCACCAGTATAGAAAGAATGAGGTCCGACCTTTAGTAAAGTATTATCAGACCTATCCTTAGATACGTTCAAAGTAAATGTAACTCTCCTATCATTCACTCCAATCCTTTCATTCGAATATGAAGGTAGTGACGATGAGAAAACAAAAAGTTTATCATCTAAATTTGTATTTCTATATACGTTACTAACGTCAGTTAATGAAGTTGAAGACTCTGAAAATGATAAAAAGTTTGCTTTATTTAATTTTCTTTGAATTTTAAAATTCTTTGTAGAAATATTATAATTTTTTATTGGACCAGATTCTGATACAATTAAGTATGTAAAAATACTTGTTCTAGAAATAAGTCTTACAGTATATGATTCATTTTGTTCTGATGATAAAATAAATCTATCATTATTTGATAAGTCAAAATCACCTTGTAAATTTATTGTATAAGTTGTTTCACCACTTTCTTTAGTTATAAAATCAATATAATACGTTGCAGTATTGTTAAAAATCCAATTATTACTCTTTATACTTGTATCTGGAAGTCCCAATGATGAAAATTTAATAGGATCTTTCTCCAAAAAATATGATGATTTTTCAGGCAATAAATCACTCAATACATTTGTAATTCTAAAATTAATTTTTTGTTCATTATCATCGTATATATATCCATATCTCTTGGAACTAATTAAAGATCCTTTTGGTATATCATTGGTTATAAAGGCATTAGTGAATTGATTTGAAGTTTTGCCACCATATACTACACTTGTCCTAGAACCATTTGTTAAATATACGTCTAAAGATCTAGAATTCTCAAAACCAATTGTAGAATCTACATATATGTCAGTTGGAAAAGTAGAATTTAAATTTTGTACTATATCTTCTACTACAAGAGTTGAAGGTGTTGCAACAAAATCTCCAAAAATAGATCCAGATACATTTGTATCTTTATTATAATCACTATCAATACTGACAATATAATATTCTTTTAATCCTCTCTGAATTTTTTCAACATTAGTAATAACACCATATGCGCTGATAAGATCACTTTCTTCTTCATTTTGATATAATGTTCTATTCAATAAGATATTTGTAAGATCATCAGTTCCATCATAGTAAATTACTAAATCAGAAGTTTTTCTAAAATTAGCTGATGATGGTTCGATAAGAAAATCACTTGGTCTTATTATTTCTGCTTTTGTTCCATAGAGTGCAGAAAACAATATTTCAAATGAAGTGTCTGACCCTTTAGATGTATATAAATCATTTACTTGCTTATAAAAAAGTCTAGAATTGACCTTTGGATCTAATACTCTTTCTTCAAAACCAGGTGCAATTTGTTTTTTGAGTTTTTTAAAAAATTCTTTTAAAAAAATTACACTCAAGTTACTTACTGTTCTTCCACTTGAATGTGAGTCAATAACAGATTCATCTTCGAATACCAACTCATCTTCAATTGAAGTAACACCTACAAAACCCCTTATACAATCAATAAATTGAGTATCATTCTTAGATTTATACGAAATGATCTCATTATCAATCTTAATTAATCCATATGAGTTTGGAAATCCATATGTAGAACTCACAGTTATTGTATCATCAATAAAATCAACAGGTTGAGTTAAAAAAGTAGTTTCTTGAATATCTGCTAATATATCAAGTTTGATATATTTGTCAATATTTGTTAAAATATCGTATGTAGAACCTTGCGATTCTAAAGAATTATAATATTCTTTTAAAAATTCAGAAAATAGTGGAAAATCTTCCTCGATGAAATCGGGAATCTGATTGTATAGTACTTGAGATAACCTAACTCTATTAACCATCTTGATTTCTTATTTACTATTATTTAATAACGAATTACACTTGTATCTGAATATGATGGGGTCTGAATATATCGTATTCCAGATGTATCAGAACCGGATGCAATATCATCTGATATTAATGATATTGAACTACGGTTAGTATCATATTGTAGATATAAATCCTGCAATCCAATAACATCATTAGATAAAGGACATGCAGATATTTGAATTAGTGAATTTTTTGTTATGGCAGTTGATAATATATTTAGGGCACTTATTCGGATATCACCCGATGTATAATCAATACTACCAACATTTCTTCTTACGATTGTCACATCGTCTACTGAGTTTAAAGATCCTTGTAATGGATTTATAAATTTTATCAGAACTATTTCACCAGTAGTTTGATCTTCATTTGGTATGTCAGAAAAATAAACATTATCAGAAATTCCAGAAACTCTGAATGCGGTAGTTTTAATGTTAAATCCAGTTTCATTTAAAATTTTAAATCCATTACCAAAACATATTTCATATTCTGCTAAACGATTCAAAACAGCTCTCATATCTCTGCGAATTCTAACTTCAGTTATATTTGATGTAATTGAAACATCAGAATTATCTATAATCGATAAAAATTTACTATATTTAAATCTAGATCCATATTGATTGATCTCATCAGATTTTGAAAACTTTGTTAGATTGTTTAAAACCTTATTTCTTACAGAAGAAGCATCTTTCGCAAGACTTGGATTATAATAAACTACACTATTTGTTTCGATAAAAAGATATTTGGTATCTAAAATTGTAGGAACAATTCCTGCGATAGAATACTTTCTTAACTCTCTTTTAATATTATCTTTAATATTATTCGATAAAAATAATCCATTTGTAGGTTTTACTGCGATATAAACCCTACCAAATTTGGGAGGATCTAATTCTTCTCCACCAAATGCAGTAATCGATTCTGTTTCTGGATATATTTTTCGTACAATAGTTTCATAATCTCTAGATGTAACTGCTCTATTCTGAGAGGCATAAATTCTTCCCGCAAAAGTTTTAACAGAATTTATAGATTCAATATCTTGACCACCTTTTGAACTGCTGATAGTTCTTATACGGGTGATTGTAGTGGAGTTTGATAGGTTTCTATTATTATCATTATCGACTAAATTTCCAGAAAATGTAAATTGATTTGCATCATTACCGTCAGCACCATTTGTAACAATGTATGATGCCTCGATTACATTACCATTAGAAAGTTTTTTGCCGAAAATACCATCACCAAATATGATCTCATATCTTTCATCTTCAATTTCTTGTATGAAAAAGACATTTGAATTCTCATTAATATCAAAAATAGAATCTGCAAGATTATAATTTACAGATACATTACTAGAAACACTATCTTTAACTTTGACTCTTAGAGTTGTATAATCAATATTCGAATTACTTAAAATGAATCTTTGATTTTTATTAAAAGTATCTACTGTAAATTCTTCTTCGACAAGATTTCCTTCATAGATTTGTAAATTATTAAAAACTGCTTCATTATTAGAGACAAGAGAAGTTACATCACTGGGAATAGAAAAGGTGTATGATTTATTTGTCGAATTGCTTGAATTTACACATACAATTCCTTTTCGAATTGTGATTGATTTTGGAAATAAATTTGTCCTTACAATGAATGATATTGTTGCTACTGATGATCTTTTTGATCTTGGCAAATATCCAACATTTCGAGCTAAAGCAACAACATTTTCTCTTAACGTAGCACTATCAATAAAAACCTCATTACTCACCATATTAGCATTATATGATGAGATGTACGTATTATACGCAAGAATATCAATCAAAAATGATAAAGTAGAACCTTCAAATTCATAATCAGTAAAATTACTATTTGCTCTGATATATTCTTTGATATTAGATTTTATTTCTTCAAAATCTAAAGTGGTAAATTTAGTAAGTGCCATTTATCGTGTTGATAGTAGTACAAATGATAATTCTCTTTGCTCAGGTTCAATGCCAACTATTTTATATTGTATTTGTATATTATATTCATTATTATCAAAAATTGGTGTTACAATCACATTGGATAATTCAACTCTTGGTTCATAGTTATTAATAACTCTAGTGATTTCATCACGGATTAATTCAGATACAACAGGTGTCATATTTTCAAATAATAATTTTGAAACACCAGTTCCTAATTGTGGATTAAAAAATCTTTCTTGTCTATATGTCAATACAAGATTACGAATTGCACGAGAAATTGCAACTTCATTTTGAATTGTATTCAAATCTTTTGATAGTGGGTTTGCTTTGAATGAAAGACTCAGATCTTTAAACCCTCTACTTATCCTTTCTAAAGGCATTAGGATATGCAAAACATCTAGTATCAACCTATTTATCATATATAAAAAAATCTCTGAAATCAAACAGATCTCAGAGAAAAGAGTTTTTGGGGTATTTTGAGAGTAACGCGGATAAATTACCGACCTTGACCTCGATAAGGCTTTCGTGCTTTATTACGACTTGTAGCAGAATACTTTGTATTCTTTCCCTGACCTTGACGAGTATTTTTTGGTTTTCCTGAGGTGAAATTAACTCCACTAATACCAATCTTTGAACGAACTGCCATAAGACTCCGTTTGTTTACCTGATTATTCTACACCATTTTGGTCGTTCTGTAAAGGGATGATATATGGATATTTGAAGATATTCTTCATGTGTTCTTTCATACTCTTCTGAGTCATACCAGAGTGAATATCTTTAAAGTCATGAAAACTAAAACACCCAATCTTTAAAAAAGAATCGCATGAATTATCTCTCAATTGTTGATCCATATAATATGAATTCAAAAGTGCATCGAAATTATTTAAAGGTGTTTTTAGATTAAAATAAAGAGATGATCTATCCCTTACAGAATTCCAGAATGGAGTTTTATGTATTGAACCATACTGATAATACCAATAAACAGACGTTAGGTATTGTGAGATTGATTGTAAATAAGAATTATTTAAATCTTGATAAGTAAATGAAGATCGACCATTTTTTAAAAAAGTAACAATAGACTCTGCAAATTGATCATAATACAATAAAGATAAAGCTTCTAAAGGTTCAAAAAAGAACAATCGATTTCCATTATAAGCTTCGAATCGATTTTGTATTAATTTCTTTGAGTATCTTGGAATCCATGTAATTCTTTTTCCATCAATTGAAGGATTTGACAGATTACTATGATACAAGTATCCACACTTGGTTAATTTTCGATCTGGAAAAGGAAGTCCAAATTCCCATCCATCTTCTGTTGCTGTGTGTAATGTGTATGTTGGATCGTCAATGCTTTCACGGGTATAAAGAATACCAGAATTTACAGTTTCAAACGGTGGTCGATAATACTCTGATGCATCATCCCATCCAGCACAATTCACAATAAAATCAAAAACTTTTTCATTGATAATTACTTGATTATCAATGATTTTGTAGTCCTCTACACGTTCTCCATGATACTTAATCAAAAGTTCATTTTCGAGATGATCATGAATAAACTTATTTAAAATTGAAGATTCAAAATGAAATGCAACCTCTCCACCATGAAAATGATGTCTAAATGGTACTCCCTTTCCCCAATTTACATATTTAATTCCATTTTTATATGAAACAATTCCAGCATCTGCTAAATCACCAATCGTAATATTTAAAGTACTAAAAATTAATGATTGAATATGTGGTGTTGTAGATTCACCAACACTTAATGGTTTTTGATCTGGATCATAAAAAAACTCTACATCAAATCCTTCTCGAATCAGATGTAGAGCACTAATGATTGCAGAAGTTCCTTTACCTACAATTGCAATTTTCATTCTAGTATTTTCTCGACTTCTAATAGATCTAAGTCTATATCCTTTTTATCCTCATAACTTTCTAAAGCCAACTCATGAAGAATGTCAGCAGCTTCTTCATGAGTTATGTTATTGTATATTTTTCTACCTTGATAATAGATATTCACCATACTCAGAGGACTCTCGTCTTTTCATGACCAACCCTAATGCGAGGGTCACACCAAATCTCATACCCCTTCTCTTTCGCATCAAGACAGAATGATACGTCTTCTCCACACATATCTTGAACTGCACCAGACTCAAATACTTGCATCTTAGGAGCAAACCAAGGATACTCAAGACTCTCAAAGACACCGTTCTTAATCAGTACCCATCCAAACCCTGTGTAATCAACTGTAAAGGGTTTCTTACGGTTGGGTAGGGTCTCAATGGTTTCGTGGTTCATGACACCACCATTAGAACGGAAATCATCTTCTTCTAGCCAGTGAGCAACAGAAGAAGTCTTTGCATCTTCAGTGAGATACCAACCAGCAACAATTTCTTTCTCACTACCATCAGCAGCAAGTGCATTATCGCAAAGTTGCCAGAACTTCTCAGTATTAAACACAATGTCACTATCAATCCAGAGTTGATAATCATACTCTAGTTTTCCATCCCAAGGTTTCTGATTGGGACCTCGGAGTACATTTGCACCAAGTACCTTACAACGTGCAAAGTTGACCATAGAAGAGTAATCCTGACTAATCTGAATACTCATTCCATTCTGTACTAGATCAAAGCACAGTTGTACAAAATTCTTAAGAAAGATAAAAGAACATCCTCGACCAGGAAGACAGAAGACAATCTTCTTTCCTCTCATTCTTTCCTTAATACTTTCAATGTCAAATTCAGGAGTAGTATTCTTTTTTTTAGGTGCTGATGCTTTTACAGTAAATCCTTTTGCCATAGTCCTTTAATAAGATTCAAATTAATTTTATCAGTTTAATTGATAATTGTCAATAAGATGCATCTTGCATTTTTTGACAATCTATAATGACTTCCTCATATGAAAGATCATCCTCATTATAGTCAGTTTTCATTAAACCAACCATATTCTTTAATGTACTCCAAGTCGCGTTAAATTCTTCTTCCTTTATTGAATGAAATAAACACTTATCTCTTGCGTAGATATGATATAGTTTTTCCATGAGGTTATATAAGTCAAAATTTTTGCGGGAATTTTTTTGATGGATTTTGTAATCTCATCACGAATTATATATGCGACTTTCTAAGAGTCGTTTTTACCTGCGGAATTTTTTTTTCTGAGTGTTATATCGAAGTCGAATTGTCACCTCTGTAGGTTAGGTTCCCATTGCTTTTTTATAACCCACCCCCATAATAACAACAACTGCTGATCACGAACGAATAAAAACTGTGCCCACGAACGAATAACTTAGTGGGCACACAGTTTGTGATACTTAGTCAGTCAATCATGTACTCCATAGTGTTACGATTGTCGCATGATTCCCACACAGAGTAGAAAGAATTCCATGCTGCTTCGTTATCAACAAAGGTGTCGATATCGAGCATCTCACATACCCAATCGTATGCCATATCTACGTCTGCGTTTGTGTCATTAACGAAGGCACATAATTGCCCCATAAGATCATCCCAAGTTGCTTGCATTTCGGGTGAGATTGTGAACACGGTGACGGACATGTTTAACAGGGAAAAGTGTTAGGAACTGGTGAGAGAGTTGGTGTTAATTACCAGAAACATCCTTGACGTTTGTTATCAATCATCTGCAAATACTGCTGCCAGAGTGTTTCAATCTCTCCGACAGTTTCTGATAGTTTGAGCAGATAATCGTCGTCTGGAGAATCTACTTTCGCATACGCATCTAGCATCTCTCCATAATACTTTCGTGCGTTAATAAGATCGGTTGCATAATCATTGCCAGGAACACGTTGAAGTTGAAACATGACGATTGCTGTTGACTCTTTAATTATACAGACCAGATGGAGGGTTCAGAGTGTCACGAAGGGTTTCTGTAACACTCTGAAATAATGTTACTCTCAGAACTTAAAGTCTGCACTGATTGCAGCATAGTGTTCGGCACAATCTTGAATGTTTGCCTCCACAATGTCATTCACAATAACATCGAGAATCTGAAGAATCTCGTTGCCAGTGTTACCTTGACGGAGCATACCAAGTGCAATCGAACGGGTCATAATGAAAAGAGAAAAGTGTTAGGAACTGTCGGTGAGTTTAATGACATCACCAGGTCAATTGTGCATCAGGCAGTGAGAATCATACCATCAACAAAAGGAACAACCTCAATCTGATTAGTTTTCATGTTGAAGTAGTTGACGAACCACTCAAATTGCTTCTGGAAAATATACTCACGTTTGGTTCCGCAAGAATAACCAAACTTACCAAGAATTGCGTTCAATCGTGACTTCGTAGTTTTGGTCTGATGATCACCATCAAACAGTGTCAGATAATCATCACCAACCTCAGCAATTTTGTTGCCGTGCAGATATACACGGGAAGCACCGGATGAGGGATCATAGTGAACAGCAGTGTTAGCAGATTGCCAGTCCTGATTGTTCTTGATTGCCGCAATCATCTGCTTTTCGATCTTACGCATGATGAGAAAAAAGAGTGGGAAAGGTGTTAGTGAAAAATGGAAAGATCAGGAAACGGGAATGATGCGATAGCAGTGATCATTACTCCAAAGTTTGTTATGCATTGCCATAATATCTAAAGCACGCATCTTCTCCATCGGCAGAAAAACAGTATTTTCCCAGTTACCTTGCTTACCGAAAAGAATCTGGAGTTGATACATAAGAGACGATTTGAGAGGGTTTAGAGTGTGTCGGGGTGCCGTCCCTTCCACTCCTATAAGATACACGATTTTGGGGGTCTGTGCGGGTATAGTGGACACTTCACCAACTGGCACATATTCTTTACACCTTCCTCACATAATCACCAAAGTGAATCATACTTACTCGAAAGGTCCTCG